CGTCTATTGCGACGCCCTTTTCAATCAGCTCCCAATCGGCAGTCGTGTTGCCGCTCGCAATCTTTTTGTAGATCTCATTGGTGCCCTCACGGAAGTAGAGTGATGGCTCCGGTGCGGCATCCTGATCGCCTGCGTCGCCGCCAGGAACCGTGGTACCGGTAAGTAATTCAAAAACTGCGTCCTGGCTGGTGGTCGACTGACCCCCAAAACCAAGACGTGCAATAAACTTTCGTAGTGCCATAATTAATTACCCCTTACAAAGATTGATTCCATCCGCAGTGTCACCGCGAAGGCCTCTGAGTTACTGAGAGACAATACAACGTCGGCACCGACCTTCTGAAAGTTGAGAACAATATCTATGTTGTCACCATAATCGTTGTAAATTGAATGGTCTACGCTGCCGCCAATCTTCCATGATTTAGCCGTTAACGATCGGAGCTTAGATTCTGCTGTATTGAAAAGTGCTATTTCGAACGTACCACGAAGGAAGTCTGCAAACGAATGCAGTATTACATCAAGACTTGAAGACGCAGGAACGACCGCTCGGAAGGGCCGGACATCAGGTACAAATGTTTGAGGACTGCCCAACCTTGTCCCCCTAAGCCTTCAAATTCGATTGGTATACGATCAGCACTTTTCGTGCATACGCTCGACCACGTTTGGAGTTAGGGCGACCAGAATTGTATTTGGATAGTGCTTTCGGGACATCATCCCCGACGCGGTCCATGCACTGGCGGAACTTCCTGCAACCGTAGTCGATGCCAATATTTGGATCGCACAGAGATGGAAGAAAGCCAGTGTGGCCCAACTCCCTCGCTACTGTGCCCATCACTTGCATCGGACCCCATGAAGTCATTTGATTCATACGTTCGGTTGAACAAGATTCTCGAAGTCGGCGAGCCCACCATTTAACGTTCAGCAACCACCGCCAGTTCGGCTCGTACCGATTTGCCCATGTATTGTGGCTGCTCTCGATTGTTATGATCGCCTTCACCAAAAATGGATCGATGCGATAGCGCTTGGCCCAATGAACAATGATTCCATGTTGGATCTCCATTGCGACCTCACTTCCAGAATGGTTTGTCTTCGAGGCACTTCTTCAACAGCTTCTCCATGTCGCGACTGAAGATGCAGAACATCTCACTGAAGCGTTCGTCCTTGCATTGGATTGAGTGCTCCGCCTGGGCTCTGATAACTGACTCGGACTTGTGATCGCCAGCGTAGATGTCTGGTGACCACTTCTCATCAGTCGATTGGCAACTAAGAACTACGGGCATTGCCAGTAGCAAAAGCCAACTCAATCTTGGCAGTATTTTTCGATTTCCGAGATTCCTTGACTGCATGTGTAGCCTCCACAATGTTCGCAGCACATTTAAGATCGGATTCATCGCTTTCCCTCTGGTGCTCCAATAGCTCCTTGGCAAGTCCGATGATCGCTGTCACAAGCGCGACCCATCCCATCATTCGGATTTCGCCATGACAAGCGCCATGAGTGCTTGAACGAGCTTGATCGATTTGGTCGCAAGGATCTTTGTCTCTTCTGCATCCAAGTCTCTCAACTCATCGTCTACGTCACTGATGCCCATGAAAGCTTTTAGTGCAGCAGGAGAATTGGCCGCGCCAGTTTGAGCCCATTCGCCGATGTCGATTTTTCCATCGTCGGATTTGTGCTTGACAAGATCCTCAAGAGTGCCCTGTGCAAAATCGTAAACTTCTGTTGTCTCTTTAATCGATAGTTTCTCAGCCATTTTCTAGTCTCCCTATGCTTGAGATTGCTGTATCAATATCGTCACACCTCTGATGGCAGTCACGAATTTTGGAATGTTGAGCGTTGATGTCATCGCCGTTCTTCTCGATATCCTTCTCCGCTATCACTATGCGGTCGTGGTCTTCCCTTTGGTCGGCCTTCACTTGCTCGAAGTCATTGATCACCGCCTTGATCACGGCAATATCGCTTCGGATTTCAGATAGCAGATTCGTGCGTTCGGTTTCTTCCTTACGCAACTCAGCCCGCCTTGCCACCTTGTAGGTGATGAAGCAGGCAACGATGGTGAACACACCACCGACTAACGACGCTATCAGTTCTGGGGTGATGCCAACCTCCGCAAGATCAGGTCACACGCATAGGCGTCATCGGCCAACTTGCACCGCTTCTCCTCATCACATCGGACGTAGGAACAGATCGGTGGACTTGCCATCTCACACAGCTCGATCGCCTTCGTGTAGTCGCCTGAGTAGATCGCAAACGCTGACTGATACATCGGGCAGTTGGGCTCTCGATTCGCATGCTCTCTCAATCGCTCGTACATGATCTCATTGATGGATAGGAGTCTCATATACCCATCCTCCTCAACGAACTCTTGCAATTGATACCCAGAGCTAGATTTATACCTAAGTCGGTACAGATTGCCCTCCGGCTTCCTGGGGATAGCGTCAGCGTCGCCCTGCTTTCGAGAGATCTCCCCGCGGGTAACAATCGACATCACCTGGAGGTGAGCTTCGAAGTCGTCCAGGCCGGATGGATACACCGAAGGCCAGTGTCGATTGGCATTGTCTGGACCACCAAGCGAGTAGATCATCTGGTACAACATGCCAATGACCTGGGGACTGTAGAGCACACGACCGTCGGAGAGTGGTTTGCCCATCAGCCAGGTATTGGATCGACCGTACGCTTCATGTCGTTGGAGTAATGATAGGTTGGCAGTGCGCAACGCACACGGACCCAAGCCAATCACGAAAGCATCACGCGACCAGGATGTGTCCGAACAGACGTTGCCCAATTCTGGAGTCCAACATCTTGGCGGAGCTCGCCGACCAAACCGACCTGGTTCTTTTGGATACTCAGAGGCGGTTGAATCGAAATTGAGTGCTGGTCCAAACGCAGCGCAGAACTTGCCAGACCAATGGATCGCGTCGCCATCTCTCGGCACGAGCCAACCGTTTGCATCGACCAGCTTCAATCCCTCTTCCAATCGCTGAGTCTGTCGAGTCTGCACATCAGCGAGAAGATCAGGCGCTTCCGTTTCTTCTACGTCCTTGAAGTGGCCGCAGCCTGCGATCAACAAAATTTGAAGTATAATATTATACTTCATTTAATTCGCCACCCAACTTATCGTACCGTTTCCCGTACTCGTTCTCGCCGATCCCGCTCCCGCCCAGTCGAAGTAAAGCCATTCAATACTCCCGTCAGCTTTTATATTGACTAGAAAGCTTTGGGACGCGCCCATGTTTGCGCCGGTACCGTACGTTGCTGCTGGTCTAAATCCCAATGGTATGACTCCCGCCGCTGTCTCTGGAGTTGACGTACTGGAATGGGCCAGGTTTACCCAACTCATAGTGACCATGTTTTTGAATCTTGCGATCTTTATGACCGGCTGTGCTGCGTCGAATTCTCCGCTGCTAGAGATGTCGAACGTAGTTTCTTCATACCCTTCTAGGGCTACAGCCTGCGGGAAGTTCTGGGTCAGAGGTCGGACAGTGTAGTGTAGATCCCTTTGCCCTCTGTTCGTTGCTCTATCTACCTGAATTTGACTGAAATCAGGTACACCGGTCACAAGTTGTTCGTACATCAACCTTATCGTTGTTTTTCCTGGCGTTAGACTGAACGTTCCACAAATATTTGTCGCATTGGCATCAAGGTCATCAGTACCGGTTACATAACTCGTCGCATTGCCTTTCCGCGTATCGCCCTCTTGAATTATAGTTTGCGTTGAATTAGTAGTCTGCACCAATTGAAATATAGTAACCACTGTCACAGCCGTATCAATTCTCATTTCGTGCATGAAATCAGCGCATACTTCAAACATGCCAGAGTATGGGGCGTTGAAAACTATTCCAGGTTCTTCGTTGCCAGCTCCACAAACCAGGTCGCCAGGGTCACTTGCGTTTGTTCCGCTACAAGCAATGCCAACATTAACGCTTCTTTTGTCGGTGTTGATGACCAAATCTAATCCGGCATCATTCGGTGCTGTGTATGTTGCGACAGAAGCGACACCTAGTGCGATCAAGGCACCGCCAATGTTTGCATCGATCAGCCAGCCCTGAGTTTCAAGCGTGACGGTCTGGTCTGAGGTATTGCCTTCAATCACTGGGATGTCATGGCACTTGATAAACGCTGTATCACCTGACTGCCAACTGAAAGGACTTGATGCGTCCCATTCGTCTCCTGTCCCATTCCCTCCCCCCGATCCGTCTAACATAAAAAGATCGCCAGTGGCCGGGTCAAAAAATACGGATGAAGAGTGTTGATCGGAGGCGGCCGCCGAAACAGAGTCGATACCTTGAGCAGTACCGCAGTTTATCATCCCGCCAGCAGGAAAGATCGTCGAGTCGTAAGTAAACCCAGAGGGTATCCAACTTGCTAAAGGAATAGAAATTTGTCCAGATGCCGCGCCAGTCATTTCCACAGCGGTTTCAATTCTTAAAGTTTTCCCCCTATGGATATACCTACTGTAAGTTTCGGTGCTAGCAATTGATGTCCACGCTGCTCCCCTGGTGTATGCAGTCCAAGGCGTCTCGGTTACAGAAGTTGTTTCACCAACCTTGTCGTGCTCACCAAGATGCGTGTCATCCCAGATGAATAGCTCTGGATCGGCTACAGTCGAGGTGAATCTGATTCTGTAGTTTCCAGATTGAGGGCAAGTGAACGCAAGCTGTATTAGCCCTGTCTCCGGAGCAAGATCAGTAGTTGTAAGAACTGGAACAGCCGTGAAGATGGGATTGGTTCCATCGAACACTGTGACTGTCAGATCGCCATTGGCCGCTGCGCCCGCTTCGTACCTGTAATAAACTCGTTCGAGGCAATTCTTTCCAAGATTCCTAGGGCTGACATTCACAGTCGCGGAGTCGAGAGTCTGGGAGGTTCCGTTCGAGTCCCAGGTACACGACTGCAAGCCATTGATCAGCTCACCACCTACGTTTGTATCGGCAAGCGTTCCACCTGAAATGACCCAATCATTAGGAACACCAGCTGTCGCGGCTTCGCAAGCAGGATTGGAATCTGATAGATCATTGAGTCCACCACCTCCGCCTGCACCTGATCCAACATCACTGAAGTTGGTTCCGTCGTTCGAAAATTCTATAAGTCCAGTAGAGTTGTTCCACCTGAATCTCGGTGGATCCGTTTGACCGCTATCGAACTGGAGTTCTTTGTCCGATGCATCACCTGATCCGATAATGACTATCTGTTTCGGATGACGCTCTTTACTAGCGCCGAGCGCCAAGGTTGAGATCATCAATACTGCCAGGGCAAAAACCCGGTTTCTGTTTATCCAATTCAATTTAGACCTCCGTATGAGTCAGTGAAATAACAGGCTTCTTACCAGCTGGAACTGCTGCGTCATCGACTTCGTTGTTCGTGCCAACTCCGAACCAGGACTCCAGCACCTTACAGTATTCGGCAGGTGCCGTTAATTCTATAGCGTTATCGCCGCCGCCTGTGAATCCGGTGAATCTTCCGCCCCTTATGACCTGGCGAGCTGCGGTTAAGATGATCGCCTCAGTCGCGCTGTCCTTGGAGTATTCGACTCCAGGTTCCAGCAAGACGTCCCAACCAGTTTTCGTTAGGTTGATCGCTGTAGTGAGCGCTTGACTTCCAGAAGCTCGGACAAGGATACGAGAGTTGATCGCTACACCGGCATCGTCGTTTGCATCTTGCAGAGTCGCGTGAGTCGATCCAGTCTCGGAACCAACAATGGCATCGAAAAGCAGGAAGCCGATATCGGTTACTGTCTCGAAGTATTTGTTCCATTCATCCTGGCGGAAAAATAGCCAGTTGAAAAATTCATACGGTGGTCGTTCGTCCGCCGCCCAAGCTGAAATCTTCTTTGCCGGTGAAGGCTCGATGACGTTTGTCGCTGGGTCCGGATTACCAACCGCCCAATCTAGGTGCGAAGATGGTTTTGCCATTTGCTAACTCCTCTAAGTTGTAGCGAGTACGCCGCCTACGAGCGGATCGCGGACTGTACTGAATCCTCTGTTCGTTACTGATAAACCATCAAACGCAAATGGGATCTTGAGCCTATGAACTTTAGCTAGCTTCCCACCAGCGTTTGAATCAAGCGTGTTGCCGAACCCGAGGCCCGGAGCATTAACATTCATGCCAGCGAACGAGAATGCGTCGTTGCTGCTGCTGTAGCAAATGATGTAGTCGATGCGGACACCGCCTGCGGCTACCTTCTGCATGTTTGTGTAGATGAAGTTGGCGACGTCGTCATCGTCAGTTGGATTGAAATCGACATCGATCGCAAGTAGCACCGACGCACTCGTAAGGTTCTGATAGAAGACACGAGTCGCGCTAGTGAGCAGGATCATGATATCGATCAGCTTCGGAGGTGTGCCCTGCGAGGTGTTCTGGCCGATCTTGATCTTCAGTAAGTTTCGATACTCGGCATCGGTTTGACCTGGGACTCTCGCAAGGACGACGATAGTTCCGAACCGATCGAGTTGAACACCAACAGCAGAGTCAAGTGCGCGACCTGCAATCAATTGGATAGCTGTGTCTTCAAGGTCCTGGATCTGTTCGGCCATCGCCTCGACGACGCCCTCGATATTCGGCAGTTCCTTGTACTGCTCCAGCAACCGATTTTTGGCATCAGTCTCATGGGTGGTGATTTGGATGATGTCTGCCATAACGTTTCCCTACGACGTAACCGTTATTCTTGAACTATCAAACTTCGCCAACTCTCGGGCAAATATAAGCATGTTGTTGTCCAGCCCTCCGAAACTCACCGTGTGGACGCCCGATCCAGATCCAGAGAAACCGATTGGATCGCCACCCCTTAGCAACGACACCTTCAAAGTCGAGGCACCTGGGACTGCAACAATAAAGTACACCACACCAGGCGAGAGGCCAGGAGGCAAGGTGCCAGTTGTTGTGAACTTGACTCGATTGGCTACCAAGAGGCCGTGTGGAGATCCTGTGGTCAGCAATAGATCGCCAGTATCGTCAGTTGCCACCACAGTGTCCGTTCCGTCCGCGGGAATAGCAGCGGCCCCCAATTTGATTGCGGCGTCTAGGATGCCCGGTATGTTGGCGAAGGAGCAGATCAGTTGCGGGACCACGATCACGTCGTCGCCAATTCCAAGAGCGGCACCGTAGGCCAGAATCGCATTCTCCACTTGGAGATCACCATCGGCAGGGTACAAGGCTGGATTTACTGCTAAAGCTACTTCGAGGGACATCGGTACGTCGGTTGGCCTGGAGAATTTTATTGTCTGCGAGAAGCCCTGTGAATCGAATAGGATCTCTGTCTCAGTTCCGATCGTCTCGATGCCAGCAGCGACTACGTCGAAGATCTCAGCAGCTATTACCGCGTCATCTCCATTTTCAACAACGATATCAACTGACTTCGGTGGGCGACCCTCTGAGTCGATAATAGATGTCTTATTTTGGAACACTACCGCTTCGGTCACATCGGATATTGCCAGCATCGCCGATCGGATCGCTTCTAACGTCGCCTTCCCAGCGATAGCAATTTCGGCCAAGCGCCTGAGTTTAAAGGGTTGATCCACTTCAACATCGGTTCCAACGTCGATATCGAGAGCATTCGTGACCGATGACCAACCGGTGATTGGTGTCTCAATAACAGTCAGTGATCCCGCAGGAGCTGCGACTTCGCCAGCTGTCTCAGCAGTCACGCCGACGTCGACCTGGGGGAATACACCTGGAGTAGTTTCAGTTGGGGTAATTGTTAAGTCGCCAGCAGATCGGCCCTGCGTAGTTGTGGCAAATGCCCAACCTGTGTCGCCATCTGCTCCATCGACTAAAGCGCCAGCCGCTGACACAACATACGAGATGATCGCGCCAATGGCTGACGCGGAAGAGAATGCCGCATCCGCAAGCATAACGGCTGCGACCTTGGTAGCTCTAACGCTAGCAGAATCAGCTGCGGCAATAGTAGTGATTTCTACCGCTCGGTCTGCGGCCGCTGCGCCAGCTGGGATTGTGGTTCCCGAGTCATCTTCGTCGATCCAGAAAGCGACCGACCCACCGGCCTCTTGCATGAGGAAGTACTCGCCATCGACATCAGTTCCATCGGTGGTGACTGTTCCTTCTTCTGTGTCGGTAAGCGTATTGACCACTATAGTAATCAGAGGTTGTGGACTTAGACCGTTAGATCCAAGGAAGGTGATCACGAAACCAGCAGCGAACGATCCGGTAACCGTGACATCATCGATCCCGTCCAGCGCCTCGAGCGCGGCTTCGACGTCACCAGCGACCGCAGTCTCATCCAGGGATGCAGTAGTCTCCGCTCCGAACCCTAACTGAAAGGTTCCCCCATCTGGCACTTGAAGGAACGCGACGGTTTGAATCTCATCGGTTCCTGGCAAGATCAGTGCAGCAGTATCGGTTAAAAACCTGGAACTAGAGTTCCCAAGAACTGACACAACAGACAAGGCGGGCACATTTATACCTGCAGTTCCAATTAGAGTGGCGATGCCGATCGACTTCGTAGGGTCTTTTCGGATGGTGCCAGTGATCGAAGCTACGTTATCGAGCGGGACACCTTCGGCAGTGTCGGGGTATTGACTATTGTAGATCTGTTCGAGAACTTCCCACACCAATGCTTCGCGCTCGGAAGTCACCCCGATGATCTGGCCAAGCAATGCTCTCTCATCAACGTTGATTCCTTGACCCATGACGGATCGGAACTTGTCCCGCATCTCCGTCTTGATTGTGTCGATGGTCTTTATCTCAAGACCAAACTCGTCAAGTCCAAAGGTCATATCGATACTCCTAAAATCTCGCTGAAGTCAATGATTCCATCGGTCGCAATGCACTGGAATGTTAATGTCAGATTCCTAGTAGCAGGATCGATATCCATTTCAAATTGGGTTAGCTCGATAACTCCTGGCGTGTTCAGTATTTCATTCTTGAATGCCGCATCCATCGCCGTGGGATTTGGATTCTTCTTTAGAATTTCCTGATGGTACGGGACGCCTATTTCAGTATCCAGAAACCACTCACCGAAAAACGTTCGTAGACGCTGTCGAAGAAGTTGGACGACTTCATCAGTGCTTTCGATGAACGTCGCTTCGTTGTTAGTGATATCGATGTCACCAGCTTCGGTTTGTTTGATGTCTGTCATGCAACTGGCCTCGCTGGATCTACTAAAGGATTGGGTGGTCCATCACTATCGACTCCAGTAGTGGTTATCGTAAGCAACAGAAATGCATCTCTGAAGAACGGCGGGAAGTCTGATAGATCGGCATCGCCAACCTTCGGCGCGTCCTTTAACTCGATGATCTTCGCCTTGCCAGCAGCTAGTGAAGGGGCATCGATTACCGTCGAAGATATTGCCGACCATGTCGTGAATGTAGTAGGTGCTCCGATCGATGTTCCGACAGCGACAGCGGCAATAGATGAAAGCATCGCAGTCTCCCAAGCTTCGGCGAAGTTGATAGCACCTTCCTCCTCGTCGGTCGTATCTTCTAGTGCTTCAAGCTCTGTAATGAATGTGGCCTTATCGAATGTGAATGTTAGTCCTGGACCTTGAAGTCCAGGCAATGACATCTTGCTTGTGACTCGATCGCTCACCCAATTTGCAAAGTTGGTCGCCCATACATCAGTCACCACCAGAGGTAGTAGCTTGAATGTGGATCTCCAAGTTGCGAGTGGATCAATCATACTTTCTTATTCCCATCGTTTAAGACTTTCAGCGCCAAATATGTCGCAGAATTAACAGGAACACTAGTAGGCCCAACAGCAGTACCGTGAGTGTGTGTCGCATCTGCATCCAAGTGTTGAGAGTTGAGATCCCACATCTCACCCGTCGGTCCTTTGATGTTGGATTGACCTGCTGCGTTCATCGAGAATTCGCCGATCGGATTTTTGATCTCAATTTCTCCTGTGGCTTTCATCACGATATCCGATGCAACGTATTTCATGTGCAACGCATTAGGCACGACTGCAATCGGCGGCGTAGTAAGAGGGTATCCACCGGGGAAGAAAAACCCATCCGATAGATCATGCTTTCGAACATCTTGAGGATCTTGCGGCCCACCGAATGTTTTATATCGATCAATGGATCTCTCAGAGAAAATAACCAATCCGACATCGCCAGGAACTAATGGGAAGGCGACGAAGGCGAGAGTCGTTCTTGGGAACAACACCGGCACTTTATTCAGGAGCGGGAGAGGTATAGGCGGCAAAGGAAATGGAAGTTCGCCCTGTTTAAAAGTCCGAAGCAACAGAGGTTGAATGTTGGCAGTTCCGGTAAGCGGATCATAGGTCACGACTGTGCCAGGCATCGCGGTATGCACATCACACAGACGATTCTCGATAGCATCCTGAAGGACTTGCCCCAGGGTCGGCGTCTCGACAGTATTTGTTTCTGTTTTGCTACCCGCCAACTTCGATTGCCTCCACTACTGTGTCCCAAGGACCACCATCAAGATCACCAATGTGATCTACCTTACGTGGACGAAATGCGCCAGAGACAGCTAGGCTAGCAATCACAATGGTGCGCCCTGGCCTGATCTTAGGATTGAGAAGACTTTTAAATATGTAACCGCCATCAGATCTCTTCGTCGGTACGCCAAGCAACCCTGTCAGCTCGGTGAGAAGTACGGGCGGCTCCAGAGTTGGAAGAGACTTATCGACGATATGCAACTCATCGTCTTGGATCGACCACTCGACACCTAATTTTTGCACTATCGCTGTGAGTGCATTCTTGGCTGAACCGCTAATCGACATTCCACCGAGAGAGACATCAGCGCCAGCAGTTTGAAGTTGCGCGATACTAAATCCCATCGAAGCTGCTAGATCCGTAATAACTTGGATGGCAGTTGTTCCAGGTGCATAGCTTCGATTAACAAACGAGTTGGTCATCGCTTCGATAGCAGTCGAGCACTCAAGTATCGTCGCAATGTCTGGTCCTCGACGTTCTTGCTTGATGCCATTCAATCGGACGTTGCCAACGTAGATAATTTCCGACTGATCTGGGCCGAAGATCGCGGAAGGCGATATAGGATTGACACCGAAGCCGGAGTAACCGGCCTTGACTGTCACCTGGGCGAGTGGTTCTTCGAGTGCCGCTCGACTGTCAGGGCTGATATTCCATAAAGTGATCGTGCTGGTATTTGGGTTTGCTTCACTAGTCTTGGTGATATTGAAATTGAACCGAACGCCTTTAAGCTCACGTGCAAAAATTGCAGTCTTCGCCTTGACGGTTACGCTCCCAATTCTACCGAAGAGAGTGCTCACACAGCCTCCCGATAAATCAACTTAAAGTCGTCACCGAAACCGATCCGACCAGGACTACGACCCTCGCCGGTCTCATCGATAATTAGGAAGCGACCAGGGGGCATTCGTATGTCCTTGAATCGATCGAATAGAATCAGACCGAACAACATCGGCACACCACTGACGATTTCATCTTTGTTGATGTCAGCGATATCCATGATCCAACGATCCTGTCTTGTGTTGAATCGGAATGACATATTAAAGGTGGAGCCCTCCAATGCGATCTGGAAAGTATACTTACCAAGATCTGATCTCACTGGAATGACTTGATCTGCCATTACACACCACCAGCCGCATCAAGTGCGGAGTATAGAATTGTAGAATTTTCACTCGTCGAATCACTTGCTGTCGTTGCAGCTTGCTTGCCAACATCGGTTGCGGCATCGGCTACGGCATCGGCGGCAGCATTAGCGGCTGCTTCAATGAGACTAGAAGTAACGAAGGTGACCTTCTCCATCACAGCGGTGAATTGGATCGCCTTGCCAATCTGGGCAGAACGATTCGCCGTGATCGAGACCATGACCATGTCGCGGTAATTTTTGAGTCCAGTCACAATATCGAACTTGGTCCGATTGAGCTGGAGGTCTTGCATGATCTTGAATCCATCACTCGCTCGATTGCCATTGATCTGAGAGAGAACTAGACCCCCTATGACACCTACTGCTGTAGCTGCTCCTGTACCGGCTGCCTTTTTTGATGCCTCGCTAGCCAAAAGACCTACACCCGATCCTATGAGCGATGAGAGCAAGTCTAAGGGGGTCTCAGAAATGACCCCTTCGATCGTCAATTGTTCCGGCTTCGTCAAGAGATGATCGTTGATGGTCGCGCCGCTCTCCAGTTCTCGGACAGTGAGTGTTGCATTTGATGTGTGCGACGATCTGATCGTTGCATCGACGGTTAGGATGCCTTTGCCTGGTATGTGTCCAATCAATCCACTGAGCGAAATGCCAGAGATGTTCAACGCAGCCTTGAACTCTGTTCTGTTGTTGGTTCCAAATAGTAGTGAAGCTAATCCCATTTCAACTCTCCACTGGCGTCGCTGTTGCGACTTGTGTTTCGCGGATGGTTTGGTTTAGAGCATCCTTCACTCCATCTCGAACCAGACCTTGAGCTTCTGCCCTGCTGACACCTTCAGGGATACTTATCGGCACACTGATAGTATTGGTTTGAGTAATAATTTGAGTGACCGCACCACCAGGACGACCGGGGAATGCTTGAGCGCCGATACCAGCACCCTGTGCATTTGTCCTGAACCGCGCTCCTAAGAACCCGCCACCGAAACCGCCTTCGGCCGTTTGCTGTTTACTGGACCTGAGTAGTTTAGTAGCTGCGCTCTCTCCCGACTTCTCGTTTTCAGCGATCGATTCTAAGTCGATGCCGAGGAAGCTAGCGATCCTAGGGAACTTCTCCCTGATCACTTCGATGATCCCCTCGATGATCCCCTCGCCAATAGCAATACCAATGCGAAGCGGAAGAGTGCTGACTAGGAATGCCAACTCTAACGCCTTCAGGATCACGTCGCCGATGCCCGCAAAATCCTCTGCACTCAAATTGCTAAGGAATTCGATCGCAGCCGTGAGCCCAGTTTTTACGACCGCCTTGACCTTCTCGGTAATGCCTGCGACGAAGCCCGTGAGTTTGTCACTGAGCATGTCGAAGTTATCGACCAGCAAACCGAATACGGATTTCTTGCCCTGGAAGAACCCGACGATATCTTCGATCACTAGGAACAATGCAGCGACCGCTAGGCCAATTGCGATCGGGATCAATAGCATTTGAGCTTGGGCTAATATTGCCGCTCGTCCTGCGACGGTGAACGCTTGGGCTAATCCAACACCGATAGCAACCGTCAAGTTGCCGATGCCTGAGAGAAGTTTAGCGCCACCGATTAGGATCAGTAGGCCAAGGACAATGCGGACGGCATTCTCCAAACCTCCCATGACGAATATCAATCCTTCAATCGCGCGGAATAGTTTTTTGAAGAACTCCACCAGGATTCGCGTTGCCCCGATCATGACCTTGATGAACGATGAGAGTTTCTGGCGTATCAATTCTTTGTTGAGCAGTACCCATATCCTGAACTGATCCATCAACTCAGTGATGAAAGGAAGTAGCTCGGCACCAACTGCATTACGGACTCTGATGAGCACAGACTTGACTCGGAGCATGGCATCGATAAACAGTTCGGAATTCTTTGTCGCCTTCTCACTAAGGACGACACCAAGTTCTCGCGCCTCGCGCCTCTGCCTTCTAATGGCATCGCTACCCTGGTTGAGCACGTTGACCATTGCAAGGCCGCTGCCGCCGAAGATCTTCTGGGCCAATGACGCTTTCTCGGCATCGTCGGTTATCAGTGCGAACGTATCCGCTAGCCCAAGCATGGTGTCCTCGGCGCTGCCAAGGTTAGTGAGGAGATCTTTTCCTGTGAGTTGGTTGAGCCTGATTAGTGGCTCGATGAGTTTACCGCCGCCCTTGCGAGCTTCGGCGATTCCAAATGTTAGACCCTCAAGTGCTGATGTCATTTCATTGGTGCTGGAACCAGCCAACTGCGCAACGAACTGATACTCCTGGAGGGCTTCGACACCGACGCCGATTCGCTTGGCGGTCTTCGCCGCCTCATCACCAGCGGTAGCAACTGAAGCGGCAAGACCAAAAATAGTGCCGACAGTGGATACTGCAACGGCACCAATTATCTTCACCGAGGATTTCATATCTGACAGAGATTTATTGAGGCGGTCGATCGGCTTAGTGTCAGCCTCGAAGCCCCATTTGGTAAGTAGTTCTCTGACAGTAATTGCAGCCATCGCTCGGCTTACTCCTTTGGTCGATTGTAGTCGTCGATCTCATCCTGTATGTCCAACGCTTCATTAACATCAAGCAAGTCCGCGAGGGTGTAATGAGTCTCGATCTCTTCCAACGTCGCTACCTGGCGAAGTATCGGACGCCATATCAACCAGTCGCAATTGGTGAATCCGATTTTGTAAGGCGATTTAGTACCTGTCCCTTTATTGATTCTAGGATCCCGGTACTTCCGCCCAAAAAATCTTTGAAGTTAACCTCCATGACGGCCGCGACGACTTTCAACATAGACATCAACTCGCCGTGCCACTCGGCATTCTCCATCGTGCATTTTCCAACTGCGAATTTTCCTGGCAGCTCGACACTACCCAACAGGATATCGATCTTGGCGCAAACTTCATCCTCATCAATGCGATCAATCAACTTCTCGATGAACTGGCCAATAACTGGGTCGTCCATCTTGGTATCCATCAATCCAGCGGAACCAGCAAGCGTACCTGCTGGTGCTCCAATAGTCTTAAGGATGAATGCCGCCATCTTGATCTGCTTCTTGGGAGACATAAAGTAGATGGTGTATTTAATGCCATCGATTTCTCGGTTCTCTGGCTCCTTCAATTCAGACACTCCTTTTCAAAATATTAAGCCGCGTTGGATTTACCAACGAAGATGTTCACATTTCCGCTTGACATGATCCAGGTACGTTGACCGTTTTCTTTAGCAAACTCTGAGTCGGGAACCTTCTTGATCCATGCACTCTCGGAAACGTAAAGCGAATTGCCAAGGTTGTCCTTGACCAAGACTGGGATGACTCCGCCATTCGATAGCTCATCGGCAAGCGCTAGCTCTGACATGAAATCGTTCTCGTCTGAGCCTTGCATCAACACGAATTCATACTCGCCACTTCTGTCATTTGTTTTCGATCTCACAGGCTCACCATCGGCACCAACCTGTGTGGTGAATGCATCTGAGTTCCTGCGGACGGTCACGAAGGAACCATCAGCAAGGCCAGTCAATGGTTTCGTACCAACGATCAGTGAGATCTGTTTTGAATCATAAGTCTTCTGGGCCACGATATTCCTCCTTTTAGACGGTCACTACGCCTAGAACTGTTACCAAATGGATAGCACCTGCGAGTGTCCCTTGGAAGGTGACATTCGGAAGTGTCCGATTCGCTTTATCATTCGCCGACACGTTTGCAACAAGAGGTGCGGTGATGCTGGGAGCAGGATCATTTGTCAAGATTGTATTCGCTACTGCCTGATCCAAGATCTGTTGCATCTGGTTGACGATGATCGAAACTCCGTCATCGGTGAATGGGATCTTCTCTGAATTGACCAGAGCACTGAAGATGTTTTCGGTCATCCGAGCTTGTATCCAATCCACTCCCCTGATCACATCGATGAACTCGCCACTCGCCATCTTGCCGTCGCAAGTCATGTTGACGCCGCCGACTGTGGTATAGATGTTCGAGTTTTTACCAAGAGCGTTGTTGCGCTCAGTAGTATTGAGAAGATCTCTGGTGATGCCAGAAAGGGTCTTGAACTTCCAAGTGGTCGAACCAGGTAGCAACGGAAGACGACCGCCCATCCAAGCAGCTTCGGGGAAGTTAGCTTCGTCGTTGCTAAACATGATCGCTGTTCGATCGAAAGCAGCGGCCTTGAGCGCGGTAGCAACGTCTGTACCTGCGCTCGTGATCACATCCGAGTCGGCAGTAATAGCGATATAGATCTTGAGCAACGGTTGGATGAAGGCAGCTAACAATTCGATGTCAGCTTTCACTCTGGTATAGACTGCGAGAGCATACCAATCATCATTGATCAATTGTGCCGCTTGGATCGACGCTACATCAGTCAAGACAGTGTCAGCAAACTGAGTTTGAGTTTCTGCGACATTCGCTTGGGATGCACCACCCGTAACACTGACCGCTGTGAAGACGTTTGTGCCTCCCGGTGTCGTGTGCGTGATAGTGATCGTCCTAGCGATCGGATCTGAAACCGCAGTAACGACCGTGCCTTCGCCTTGAATTGCAGTAGCATGGGCCGCTAGAGTTGTCGCATGATCCGACGCAAATACTGTTGCGATCGGTGTGCCACCATCGACGGTTGTGTTGTAGGTGTTTGATGCGATCAGATCAGCGTCCAGAGTCAATACTTTGATACTGGGAAGATCGCGGCCCTTCTTTGTAACGTAGAGGATCGTCGGCCTAATCTCCTGCCCGAAATACTTAGACGCAAACAGTTGGCTATCGGCGCCCGACAGTGTGTCTTGAGTAACTTCAGTAGCAGAGGAATAGCTCTTGATTCGCTCCGAGAAAACGGCCTGGTTCGAGAGAAAGTTCCCCGCACCGAAGCCCACCTGAGTAACGGCAGTAGTCTGTCGACTGATCTGCACGTTAACAATTGAATTGATAGCTGACATTTTAGAACACTCCTTCCAATCATAACTTCGGTTATGGGATTGTTACTGTATCATCAACGGAAACTTGTGTATTGCCCTCCTGGTCCTTCACATCTCCCGTATATTCGACTGTCTCAATCTTGCCTTGATCTTCATCTTGAATTGCAGTTGCTCCCATGAGCATGTCGAGCTGTGAACGCTCTTCCCAACCTGTTTCGAGCTGGGCGGATATATCAGCAACCAACGGTATGCCCCACACAGCAATGTTTCCAAGCTGGAATAACTGCTGCACAGCCTGAAGTTCAGTTGAGTCGCAGAGGTCGGCCATGATCTGTTTCGACCCTTCACCATACGACTTGATGCTTACAGTGATGGTCCTGGGTCCACTGATTCGAAATGTCGCATTCGTCTCATGCGTAATATTATCTCGACTCCCGACCTTTCCCGGACCCGTTAAGATGCTGTAACTGATGTACGGTGGCTTCGGACGGTCAATGTTTGGACGGTCCTCGATGATCCGATTTTTATCGACAAGGTTCTGGCTTGCAATCCAATCGAAGATCGTGCCCAGAAATCCCGTAAGATCAATTGCGGTCGACATCTATCTTGACCCCCCTTGCCTTGCGGTATGATCCCCAGTCTTCAACGACCTGGACTTCGTACTCGGTTCCCATTCGCACCATCACATCGTTTTCCTTAACGGCGAATGGTGTATAGATCCAAAGGTGCTGCCGATTGCGATCACCCTCTGGTAACTGCAACTGCTCCTTGCCAGTCAATGGTTGGACGCTGGCCTTCTCGCAGTCGAATTCGACGAAGCTTTTTGACTCAACATATTTTCCACGACGATACACGCCGAGTGCTTTTCTTTTGAATAGAACACGCTCACCATCCTCGATCAATTGACAATCGTCTTCGAGATCGATCAGTAATCCTGATGCTGAGTTTCGTTCGGTCATCCTACGCCCTTCTTAATCACAGTCTCGAAAGCTATCGACCTGTGCAGCTCACGGCTGTCCACTAGAGGGTTATTGAACCCTTTCGCTTCGATTGTACTCGGTGCATTGGCAGGATCGTTTAGCTTTAATATTCGCTGTTGAATCAAGGTCTGGATTTTAAAGCCCAATTTATCCAGGGCCTTCTTGGTGTCGGTCTTACCTTCCACGATCTGTCGAAATAGCTTCGCAGTAAGCTGTTCCAACTCACGACGGTTGTCATCGATGGTAGATCGGATGAAGGATCTCTCCGGTGCGTTGAGTGTTCCGAACTCATTGAAGAACGCAACCTCGGCGACCGTCAATAGACCGTCCGACGATGTGTGCTCACCAGCCTCCTCAAAAACTCCGATTTCTACAAAGGAAGTGTTGGCGGTTTTCGCCTCTTGGATGATCCGAATGGCCCCCAAGTCTTTGTCAGTCGTTTTATTTACCTTTGGCACCGATCCCCCTTAGTTGTTTGAAGAGCGATCGTCGATATCTTCGTCGGTGATTTCAGTCCTGCGTGGATTGTCTTGCATGTGCTTGGTAAAGACTGGCTTGACTCTGTCATCGTCTTGGATGTTGGAGAGCTTGTCGCCTACGGAAATCCCACCTGCATAAGGAACTCCGTTTCTGTTAGAGGCCGATCGTAGACTCTTTGCCAAGTCGAGGAAAGCCTTCGCTCGCTGAGAGAAACTTTTCGAGACAGAACCGACGGTTTCGTCGGACTGCCTGGAAAATTTTGCTGCGAGAGCCCTAGCACCTGCGATAGATGCTTGAGAGGCGCTACCGTGGACCGTGACAAGATGCTGGATTTCTTTATCGAGCAACAACGGCCGATCGACATCAGTGTCCCCAATAGTGAACCGGACAAAGTCCTTATCATTCTGGGATGGATCACCGCTGTACGACCAACCAGTTTTTTTCTTATCCTCAGCCATCCGATGCGTGGTACCTCTCATGGACTTTCATTGAACGACTAGACGCGAACGTCCGATCGCATTGCGGGCAGCTTACAGATCCACCCTTAGCTTTTACGGTCTTGGACTTTTTGCGTTTTGCGGCTTTCTTTTTGGCCGGCGATTTCTTCTTGGCGACCTTCTTTGGATCGACGGTCACACCTTTCGGAAGAGTCAAAACCTTTGCCTTCTTGTCACCCGGAAGATCGACTGGCTTCGTTGCAGAAATCCAATCGATGTTCTTGAGTGATTTGAATGTTGGCCAGGTAGTAACTTTGGGGACGAGATCGCCGTAGACATAATCAACGACTCCCCCATCCCCATCGGGACCTCTGAAATTCCGCAAACAATAATAATCTTCTGCTGCACTCAAATCTCGGTTCTCCTTCCAGAAGTTATTACGTCAATGTGTTCAAGAAGAACACGCCCAACTCAGCAGCGATCTGTTTCATGTCGATCGCCATGTCACCCTCGACACGATCTGACTCCAGGTGATTCATTCGGAACTTCTTCATTCGAGTACCGGCCTGGGTCGCGCCCAAGTATCCAGTCCAAGAGAAGGTGTATCCGGCTGAAGGAATCATGATGCCAGGATTTGGAGCCGCGTAGACCAATAGGGCATTGTTGCCATAAAGGAATGAGAAAGAACCAGTGGCTCCTTCCGTCGCGGTGTTCTCGGTTGCATTTGCAACGAGATACTTGTCCACGCCGAACAAGCTTGCGAGCAGGTCGACCGTTAGGATCGCCTTCTGCACATACTTGATCCGATCGCGGATGTCCGGGTGATTCTTGAGGGCACGGTGAGTGCCTGGGCCAACTACTAGAACGTTTGGACGGAAGCCAGTCTTTTCCTTGACGGCGTCCTGCTGCGCATCAACGTCCTCGATCGGAGTTGAAGATGCAACGTCCCACTTCGTTCCTGGGGTGATGTCACCACCAGTAGTTGATCCAGTCCAAATGCTGGTTGTGAAATACGCTGCGGTGAAGATCTTCTCCTTGCGAAGTAAAAGCTTCTGCGTGACGTACATGGTAGCATCACGGTCCGCATCCAAAGGCTGATCGGTGTTGGCACGAGTTTGATCATCCACGTCCTTGTGCAACGCCCAAATGTCAGCGTTGTAGTTTGGAGTGTTGTCAACCTCGAAACCAGTACCGGCAGACTCTGTGCCTGGGGCGCGCTTCTCGGCTTCATCTTTGAACCAGAAATCTTTGTCATAAACAAAGTACCGATCCGACTTCTTGGTAACTGGGACGTTCGGGAAAACTCGATCCGCGATGAAGTCCTCTGCCGCCTGGATAAAGGCGATCGAGATATTCGTCAGGGGTCGATTGACATGAACGTCACTTAGCGTAGGTTGTGGCATTTAATACTCCTATTCTAATGCCGCTTAAGCCAATCGGCCTGGACGAGTTATCGATACAGAAACAACGTCGCCATCGGCTCCAGATGCTTCCAACAAACGGCCAATGATGTACTCGGTAGTCGCTGCGGCTTTCGCCTTGCCAGCTGCATCGCAAGATACCAACGCACCTTTAGCAAGTGCGGCAGATGCTACGATCTTCGAGACACCAGTAACCATGACATCAGCAGGTTGGCCAGATACGGGCTTGTCCTGAAGAATGCCATCAATGGCCTCTCCCGTTCCCGCAAGATTGACTCCGGTGGATGTGAACTTGACGCAGAAGAACTGCTTCGCGCTCAAATCCGCCGCAGCGTCTTCGTGACCAATTCTAAAACCTGGTTGTTGAGTAGCCATTATGCAACCCCTTTCCGCTTCTCAGCTTCGTACTCTTTGTACAGTTCAGGGTGCTGCTTCAACACTAGGTCGATCGCGGCAGTCTTGGTGATTGATTTGTCGCTGTCCTTGATGATGTCGTCAGCGGCCTTCTCGATTTTCTCCCAAGCACCTTGACCGTGGCGGGTCTGGTTGCTTCCGCCAGTTCCAAGTTCTTCGAAGACAGAAGCCTTCTCGACTTTTTCGTGAGCGGACTTGAGGACAGCTTCAGTAGTTTCGCCGTTCTCCTTGCTGACTTCATACGCTGACTTGAGAACGCGGGCAATTTTCTTGCCCTCTTCGCCTTCGTGTCCCAAGGCATTTGCTTTCGCCTCGTACTCTTTCAACACGCGAGCGTCCCTTTCGGCTTTCAGCTCATCGGCTAGGGTGATGTTCTTCGCTGTCTGTGCCGCCAATGCGGTATTAGAAGCTTGAACTTGTTTGCAAACGACTTCGAGCGATGGTCGCAAGGCTTCGTCTACGCCTGATAGATCGAATGATCCATCTTCCTTCATAACTGGAATCTTGGGCATATCTCCACCTCCTTTGCCCTCTTTGTCGACAGCTTCAGTTTCGGCTTTTTTCTTTGCAGCAGCCGCCGCAGCCTCATCCTCTTCTGCCTTTTTGATCTCTTCGGGCGTTTTCTCATCGCCCTCCTTCTTCACTTCTTTTCCGCCAAGGCTCTCAAGTGCTTTCATGAGATTGGCTTTATTGAGCGGCGAATCATCGCTGCCCACCATTCTCATTACGGCCTTTAGAACTTTGACCTCCTCTTCTCCAAGATCGAGGTTTTTGGCGACTTCGTCGACCTTGTCCTCGTCCTTGAGATCCGCTTTCAGGATCTTCTCCAACAAACTTTTCATGCAAGTATCTCCATTTTCTTTGACGACCAAAAACCTCTTTTTTAAATTGGCACCTTTCGGCACCAATGAAGCTTCATAACCTGTGTAATCGGATAGTAGAGTGAGTGGCATTTTATTTCAGCTCCGTACGTCGGGCGAAACCGCCAATAGAGAAGGCGTTGATATCAAAATTCTTGACTGCTTCCCAGATTTCGAGATCGTCAATGATAACTCCAAGCAACCAACTCCCTTTTTTGACCTTTTCTCCATCTAACTCGAAATCGACTCGGGCGATATAACTTTCTACGACTTTGGCGTCGGCTCTGATCTTATGTCTTAAACCAACTACCCTATGATCTGCAAGAAATGCCCACGCAGTTTTCTCAATCTCACGCGGTATAATAATGTCAGTCTGTGCATCAACCTCAAGTGGTTCTAGGACTACGCCCAACACGAACCGTTGTTCTTCGTCGGCTTTCAGGATCTGGACTTTAACTTCTTTTTCGAAGGTGTCCGGTTTGGGCTTGACCTGCTCCTTGCAAATCCGTAGAGGCTCACCTATTTCGGGTTGTGATTCCTTTACGTTAAACCCTAGTGCCGCAGCGATTAGAGTGTCATCTTCCTTTTCGACGACTACCATTTCTTCCGGCAATCCGTACCATCCGGTCTGGGCTGTGTTGAGTTCGTATTGGCCACCAGCTGATTTCAGTAGTGCGCCGTTACTAAACCCAGGCGCTATCGCCCACTTGACCGCTCCATCCAACTCCGAGATGCTATTGATCCATCGTACATCAAGAAGTCCCAACCTGCTATTTTCAGTGAAGTTGTCGGTATGTAAGTTGATTAGATGCTTGCGGCGATCTTCGAACCCCAGAGGTGTTAAGTCCTGTCCCCAGTAGAGAAGGTCGAAAAGGAAAATTTTGAAGGAATCTCCGTTAGGTACAGCGTAGATCTCTGCCGAGAAATCGTGTTCAACGGCAAGAACTGCCGCCTTCTCCTCTAGGTAATCGCCTAGCCTGTCTACCCCGAATTCGTCCTCGTACCAGATGCGCGCCTGGTTGCCTTTTTTCTCCATGATCCCGCGGCGTCCGACCATCACAGGATGGACCCCAACCGGCAACCTGACTTGCGACCATGCCCAGGGTTCATCGAGATCGATCAAAGGCACATTCATCACAGGTGTGGCGAACGCTGGCTTCTGTAATCTGATCTGTTGGAACGGCTCGTACCCGTCGGCTTTATTTATAAGGCTATCTTGGAGAGCGTCGTCCAAAACAGGATTGCCAGGATCACCATCACGGATCTTCTGAGGAAGAGATTTTGCAAGGTCGTCCGATAAATCGAATGAAGACACTGCGTCAGGTGTTTCGGACAGAACATCCCAAAATTCCCCCGGCCATAATGATTCGATCTCAGTACCATCAGCGAGAACGAGTGTGTGTATATGAATCCCATCGTAAGCAGAAGTCCTCACTAGCAACTGGTGATCGTGGATGCCGGTGCCATCATCCTTGGTCGTGAGCTCCGACCCATCTGGCATAATGATTTTGTGAACGTGACCGCCGCTCTCGGTAACAATATCGACAATCTCGCTGCCGAACATGTGCTCGTGACCGCCGTCATCCTCAGTTATGACAGTCGTGCCATCGGGGAGTATGAATAGGTGAGTGTGCCGACCATCGAACAGAGACTTCTTACCGTCTCGATCTAATCGGTGAATGTGGATGCCAGCTTCGGGGATGAACCGCTCAACGTTTTCGATCGCTTTAAGTAATAGACTCCGCCCCAGGGTGACACCCTCTTTGTAGGCTTTCTTCTTAACGTCGATCGCTTCCTTCATGATCGGTCCCAGTGGTTCCAATGCACGAGCCTTGCGGCGGTACTGCCTCGATAGATCTGACCAAGTTGCCTCGAATGTCATACCGCTCCCTCCAATAACACTACCGCCCAACCACAGTTGCAATTTGGATGCGCGGGTGGATGCGCAATGTTGATCCCAAGTTTAGCTACATAGAAATCTTCGTCGATGCCAACCTTAGCGCCAGCCATCGGCCTGCAAATTCTGCAAACTCGATCGTATGGCGTGACGATCCATTCTTTCTGGGCTAGTTTTCGATCGTACAAACCTTTGTCAGCATTCTGATTTGCGACTTCGAGCAGCCCTCGGTTGTTAGCAGTCATCGCCTCAGTACGTGCGATTGTCTCGCTCCGATACTTCAACTGCTTCAACGTGAACTGACTCATGATGTCTTCGAGTCGTGCACCTTTGACACCTTGACCCACAAGAGCAGCGCGACGATTGATCACAGCCTGCACCTGGCGGTCGTTGAGTCCAATGATTTCCTTGATCGACTTCGCGGTCGTCCTGGGCGGGAGCCCTGCGTTCATCGAATCGGCGATGATCCTCTGGATGCCCTTCTGCGTATCGGACTGCACGTTCTGAACTAGCTCGCCAATGTGGGAGTCGATCCAAGAACGTATAGCAGGGTTATCGGCGTTGAAGACTACATCAGGCCGAAGAGTTGGAATTAGTTTTTTGATTGATTGACGGAAGAGGAATTTCGACTTAGCAGCGGAATCGGATACACCTTCGAGGATCGCCATATCGACGCCCTTGATCGCACCCCTGAAGTCTTCCCACGGCACCACGTCGAATGCATCCTGGGCATTGTTCCTGGAGATAGCATCGGCCAGGTCATTCAGATCTATGTTCTTCTGGAAATCGCGTATACCTCTAACCAGCGAACCTCGGACGAGTGGTCTAATACGACGGGCAATGTTGTGTAGGGCTTGGAACTCCGGCGAGATTGGTCTTCCCCTGGTCCGTGGGACCTTGGGAAACTTCGGCTCTTTGTTAACCGATTCCAGATCATCCAACCAGAAATCCACACTATTGCAAACACTATCATTGTGCCCTTTGATAGTTGTTCGCCAATGTAACTGCCCATTCTCACTGCTCATCAATACTACCCGTTAGTTTTTACGCCTTATCCGTATTTGACATTGGGAAATTCGCCTGACTACGAAGATGGTTCTCAAGATCCTCATCTGGGAACAACGACATGCCAGCACCAGCAAGACTAGTGACGTAAGATCCAAGCTCAGCCAGATCTACTGTCTCGATATCACCGTGAGTAATCTTCGGGAAGTCCTTCACCTTGAAAGTGTTGAGTGCAAATAGCCGTGGGATGGCGAATCGGTTGAATACGTCAGCGATGCCATCCATGAACGCGCCCATTGCAGAGGCAAACATCTCAGTCTTCGAGCTAGCTAATGCGAACGATCCGACCTTCTCGTGACCTAGTAGGATGAAGTCGGCCAGGACTGACATTGCAATAGCTTGGTTATATCTGTCAACGATCTTGGTGGTGTCGAATTGTCGAGTGCCGCCCGTCGATAGAAGTGTGAGGTCGTAGACGCGATTACTATTTTCATCAAACGACTGTGGCATCAGGATGCCTTCCTGCTCGTCGCGCTTGATCGAAGTAATGATCCGCCTAAGCTGTGTCGCAAGTGCCCGATCATCCGAGCTAGCGTTCGCGGATAATAGTTCGGGTGGAACCCACATGACAGGCAGTCCGGCGAGGTCGCGCTCGATGCCGATGCCTTCGATATTCTCGATGTGCTTTTTGAAGTACCAGGAGCGGTATGCGGTACGAAGAATCGATCGACCTTCGGGATTGTTTTTGCGGTGTCGAGTTCTGAATAGGAGACTCTTCTCGATAGGAATGATCGCCTTGATACCTTTGACCATATCCCATTGCTCTAGTGCAACAAGACTATCGACTTCTTTCTCGTCGAACCACCAACGGAACCAAGTCTCCTGGGAACGTATTGGCAATTTCCGCCAACCTATTCGCCCATCAGTGAACTTCGATCTCTTCGTCGGGTCAGCATGATCTGGCGCAACTCGCATCTTGTAGACGATCTCGTGCCAGGACCAGCCATAGACCAGCATCGAAAGGATCTCGCTGATCATCTCCTTCCAAGAATGCGACATGTCATCCATATTGGATTTCACAAAGTCGGCTGCTTCGACATCCTCTGGATCATCGCTAACCTTCTGGACGTCCCAATCGACGTTGCGGATCAACATATCGATCGCAAATATCACAGCGCCAATGATCGAATCGTTCTCGGACATCTCTTTGTAAACTGCAATGCCTCGCTCGCCGACCAACTCCCGGAGGAATTCTTCGTCGATGCGACCACCAATTTCTCTAAGGCCGGTGGTGCCCATGATCGATGTATCTAGTTTCGGCAACGTCATACCCTCCAGGTGCTTGACTTGAACATACCTTGTGGACCTATCTTATCAACTTTCTTCGGCTTCATTTGCCATAGTGCTTGAGTAGCAGTATCTACCTGATCCTTGTACTTGGAATTTGGGAAAGTCGCATGCTCTTCTATGAAAGCCTCAACCCACTTGTGGTCCTTGGGCCTTGGTAGCCATACGTTACCCGACTGCACGAATCCAGATACAGCCTCAGCACGAGCAGTCTTCGATCCCTTTGGCGTTATTGGGATGATCCCAGGAATAAGCGCTCTCAAATTTTCTATGAGCGCGTAACCATTGGCAGTTTTCTCGATGTAATGCTTGGTGCACTGCGGCCACTTGCTAGCAGCGGCGATTAAAGCCTTCTCAGAGGCAATGTAGCCCATTTTCTCTCTGAATTGATCCACCAGGTAGAAGTCGGCTTGTTTGGCTGCCCACGTTTGAATTACGCAGTATGCGGAGGTCTTCTTGTCGGTGAAGGACGGATCCACCGACTGACACCATTTTGTAATGCCCGATGGGAGCTCATCGTAGTACTTCCACCACTGACGCTTGAAGATGTCGCCCTCGGCAGGACTAGGCTGGCCTTGGAATAGTGCGGCGTAGAATCTCTCGCCGATATCAATGCGGATTTCAGCGAGTGCTTCCTCATCGTATCGAGCTGGGCAAAGGGCTTCACCGTCCTTTCTACCCATTGGGTCAGTTTCTTCGTTATCGCAAGTTGCTGGAATGTTGATGACGTCCCAAGTGCCCTCGTCGATCAACTTGCCCGAGAGATCAGACTCATGCCATCTGGTCTGCAACACAACGAAGACTGCGCCAGGTTCTGCCCTGGTCCTGGTCACGGTTCGCATCCAGTCATAGTTGCGACCTTGAATTGTTTCTGACTCAGCCTCCTGCCAGTTCTTCACTGGGTCATCGATGATGATTAGGTGACCGCCCTTGCCAGTCAATGGACCACCAATCCCCGCGGTATTCATGCCGCCATCGCCGCTGGTAGTCGCCCAACTATCGGCAGCACTCGAGTCGGGAGAGATCGCAACGTTGATCGCTGGATTGGCTTGGATCTCATTACGAACCTTGCGACCCCAACCAGCGGCGAACGAAGCAGAATAGGTAGCCAGTATCACTTTTTTGTTTGGAAAGAGGTCTAGGAACCAGATTGGAGTCCAGAACGATATCAGTGTGGACTTACCATGCCGAGGTGGAAGAGACACGATCAGCTTGCCCCCACCCTTAGCGACCATCGCAGCGATCTTCCGACTGATCATCTTTAGGTAATCGAAAGCAACCCAGTCCTCAGAAGTACTGCCCTGGACACACATCATCTTCTCGGCGTAAGTGTGCGGGAACAGTCGCCAGAGTTCATCGGTGTGGTCTAGGTTTTTGGCAGGACTACCCATTCAACCTCATAAGACCGACGACGCAGAGGTGGACCATCGCTGAAGTCAGACCGAGCATCACAGCTCCAACTATGATTATTGTCAGGGGTTTCGACTTCATCGACTCAATGCAATTCGTGAACACGTGCGCCAAGAATAGAAATACGAACCAGAAATTGACCCATCCAAAGGCCAGATAAAAGTGATACATCAGTGACTTACTCCCAACTTGTTATCTGTGTAGTACACGGCGAACTTGTTATCTTTGTATAACAGCGGCCCGCCGATTCTCCTGCTCGATCACGTTGATGTTCTCACCCCAGACTATGATCCGGCTCTCGCACGGTCGGCACTTGCAGTCCTTCATCTTGTACTTCACACCTTCATGGTCCCTCTTGAGTTTCTTGCAAACTTGCGTAGCGATCCGTTCAAGGCAACTGTGGCACTTCGGATCATCCCAGTCTTCTGAGTCAGCTAGGATGACCCCTCCGCATTCGCAGTAGTCCTGCTTGATCACGATCACCTTGCCACGGCATCTCGCCGAGCAGTAGACGCCATGCTTGTAGTTGATGTTCTCGAATGGCAGTACGCATTTGGGGCATAGGACAAGGCTCATTCGGTTACTCCGCTAGCGTGATATCGATTTAGTATTCCTTGCCGACTTCGAAGTGCTGCTCCTTGACCACGAATAGCTTGAGATTCCCAGCAGGAGTTGATGCGAAGAAGTCTTCGTTCTCCTTCGAACCTGTGTACACCGGCATAAACTCGGCCGTGTGGGTTCCGTCATCCACCTCAACCTTGGTGCATTCGAATTTGCATCTGATCTTCATTTGATTCTCCCATTCCGTTTTATAACTCTAGTTTTATTTTGAAATGAACTCACACATTGTGACCTGCCTTCCGAGCTATTTTTAGCCCCTCCAACTGTCCAAGCGATCGAGAATAGTCCATGTACTTTCTGATCTTCTGCCTCTTCTTAAATGCGTGCATCTCGCTGTTCCAGGTGCAGTTGAACTCCTCCTTATCTTCTAGGATGCTAAAGACGACGTCCTGGTCCTTGCGCTCCTCAGCGATATACTGAGCGTTCGACTTCCCTTGGTACTCCTCGGTAAGACCAAAACGGATAGCCTTTATAAGCCTTTGTGCGACCTCGATGCTTTCCTCTGCGGCGAGCAACATCAGGTGTTGGGTTTCGGTCATCATACCAACGCCACCAGATCTTGCAGGTCCTTGCACGGCACCTTGTTTTTCACCAGGATCGGCATGTAATCCTTCTTCAACGCCATGACAATGTCGCGATGCGCCAGCACCTTATCGTACATTTCCTTGACTTCTTGAATGGACGGCAACTCCCCACCCCGACTAACCATGCAAGTCAGTTCGGCCTGGAGAGCGCCAACCTTTCGATTCGAGTCAGCTAGCTGGCGGACTATCGACTCGTTCGTCGTCTTCAGATGCTGGATCAGTTGCTGGTCGGTCATTGACGATCACCTCTGGCATGTCGAGCATAGTTCGGACGATGTCCATCTCGGCTCGAAGTTTAACGATGTGTGCGTTGGCTGCCGCAAGCCCGACTGTCAACTGAGCAACCTGCTCAAGTGCGAAATGCTTGGTGCGCCATAGCTCGTAGATAATGATCGTCTGCAACTGGACGGGAGTGATGGTGACACCCTTACCGTCGTTCGCCTCCTGCATCTCAATGATCTTTTCGATGCCGGTTTTCATCTCGTCGATGTCGTTAGACTCGGTGTGATGATACGGCAGCCCGTTGGGCGACACGATTTGCGGTCGTTGGTGGATCTTCTTATCCGGCATCGGTTGTCCCCGCTACTGCAGTCGCAGTCTCTACCCCTGCTTCGCCTGCTGGTGGTTGGTTAGAATCCGCATCGAGGTCCTTCCTGGCTTGTATAACTGCAAGTCGGTCACCCTCGTTGTGGGTTGGAAGATCGAGTACGTAGTTGGCGAGTCGCTTCGCAGCTTCTTTGTCGCCGTTTACCAATACTTCCTTCGCTGAATTTACTGCTTGTTTGTGGTCCATGATTTTTCTCCTAAGTGGTTAACTTGCTATTGATTCTCTGTCGATTCCCAGGCTCTCAAGGTGGTCTATCTCACCCTGCAACCATTTTTTGTATTCGTCGTTGAACTTCTTATATGAAGGAGCTGACTTGCACCTCATTCGATCCTTGAGACGAAGCCAAGCTCGGGTGCGTCTCGAAATTTTCGGTATCTTGCCTCGCGGCAGTCTGCATGTTCGTTGGGTCATATCTATAGCCTTTCTCCGCGCTTCATTGCGTCGGCGTAGTATTTTCTCGCTCGGCAGTAAGGACACTCGATCACTCTGCCTTCATAGAATCCGTACATGAATTTATCGCTATAGGATTTCTGAAGTGGCGAATGTTCTGTGCAGACTTCGCAGGTCTTCCAAGCTCCCGCCCATTGCTCCTTCTTCATGTGTTGGTCTAGTCCGATGTCGCGGACGATCTCTTGGAACTCGGTCAGCGGTTCTGGCTTGCCGCCCTTCCACTTGTAGAGACCCCATAGGCGATCAAGGTCGCTGCCATTTATTTCTGAGTAGTCTTCCTTGAAATCGTCCCAGTCGATCCAGGATTGGACACCAGCATAAGTCAGGAAATTATCTGTGACTGTGTTGTACCAGCCGAAACCTGTACCCTCTATTTCTACGAATCTAATCAATAGTCCGCTCCCTTTTTCTTGCGCTTTTCCACAGCGCTAGTCGAAGCAATTGCTCGGCCTTGTTCTTCCGCCTTTTTGCGCGCCCTGTCACGGTCAGTAAGATCCCCAGCCCGATAAGTAAAGCACTTGCCGCTATCGCCGAATTTGAATCCAGGATTACTTCCCTCCTGACAGTCCATTATTGGTGGCATGATCTGCACTCCCTACTATTGGTTTTGGCAAGTACGGATCTAGCTTGTACTCTGCCAGCGTCTGGAACTTATTACGTCTAAGCTGATTCCTCAACCAATGAAGCTCTTTCTCGCACTTAGCAACCAGCTCGATCAGTCGTTCGGTCTTTGCTTCTGCCTTCTTCCGCCGACCGATCTCGTGCGACAGTTTCGTCATCAAATTTGAAATCTCTTGCTTGTGAGTTTTGTTCGCCATTGATTGACCTCAGGCCATGTTTCGGGTTGAATAATTTCTTGCGATCCTGCCTCGATAGGCGACCTCGCTTGCACCTGGTGCGGCAGTCACTGAATGCGTGACGGTGTTTCGACGAAGACAGCACATGGAATTTGCGACCACAGCCGCCCTTGCATTCGCGCTGCTCAAGTATATGTGTGACGTTGCCATCTTGGTAGGTTCTCGGTTCTACGCTCAATGTGATTTCCTAGTTTAAAAAGTAATTTCCATCTGGTGATTGCACGAATCTCTCCCTTGGTAGTTCACAGCCTTGATCGGTTGTCGGGAATTTATCATTTGTTACAACGAGGCAATATTCATCGTGCACGTAATCACTGAACCAACCTCTGATCGATGACCCATCGGGCAGCGCCTCCAAAACATTGATCAGGCACCGAACCGGCAACGGTGCGACTTCACCTGGTAGCGAATAGATTTTGCTCGGTAGTCGGCTCATTTTCTGATGTCTCCAACGTAGGTGCCATCAGCGCATCTAGCGGTAGGAAAAATAGCTGGATCAATCTGAGCCCAACCACCATGACCTTTACATTTGACTTCAGCAGTCTTGATATGCTTTCGGTAGATCTTGTTCGAGCACCCCGCCAACAAGACCACCACCACAATTGCTAACAATTTTTTCATCACTTACCCCGGTTCTGTTTTCTGGATTTCTTCGCCTGCTTATTCTTCTTACGACGTTTCTTAGTGCGATTGACAAACTCCTCGGTGCAACCAGGCCAGTTGTCGTTCTTGCCCCTGCATCCGTGATCATTATCGGTCTGGATATTGTTGATGGCCTCCTGGCCTTTCACGGTCATGCGTGGTTGCCCTCCTCTTCCAACAGCTCCTTGGTCATCTCGAAGATCTCCTTCTGGGCCGCTGCGTGTCCGACCTGGTCGCCGTACTTCACCCGCTTCACCAAGACGTTGGCACCATCGTTCTGCAACTTCATGATCGCCTCCTTAGTCACTGGGTTGTTATTGACCACCACTTTAATCTTCCCCATCTCCACCCTCCATGATTTCGAGAAGCTTTTCCGCTGCTGCCATCGCCTCAGGGTCTTTAAGAATGCGGAGCATCCGTCGGCGAGTATCTTCGATTGTTTCTGCTGATGGCCCTGTTTCGATTTTTCCACTGTGCTCAACCTTCTGATTTCGACTCCACCGTGTAGGGTACTTGCGCTCCAGCTTCCACGCTGCCGCTTGCCATGATCTGCCTGCTGCTTCGTCGATCCTCATGAGGTCTCTGACCTCCGCATCACACATGGCTTTTTCTATGGCGTCCGTAAACTGTTCATAGATTGGGTCAATGAGTTCCTTGTCTTCTTTGCTTGCAGTCTTCCTCTTAGCTCCGAGCTTCAACCACTCATAGTAGAGCCCCTTAGGTAACCCCACGGAAGCACAGGCAGTTTCCACGTACATGCCAACTAAGATCAACTTGCTGACCTTAACGATCAAGCCGGAGGTAAGTATCGAAGGTCGCCCGACTTTTCCCTGCTCCCGATTGAGATGTTCCTCGGCTGTCTTCACCTGGCGTCGATTGATCTTGGCCTTCTTCGTTGCTTCGATCTGGGCTCGGGATGACTTGACCTTCTTATGAGAGCCTTTTAGAGATGTCTTAGCACCAGCCGATTTTTTCTTGGAATTACGGGAGGTTTTATTCTTTTTGGATGCTAATGCTTTCTTCTTAACCATCCGCTAGATCCTTCTTCCGATCCCAATCGACGAGGACTTCCATCTCGAAACTGGATGCGAACTCTTTAGTCATATCGATGAGTGCATTGGTGCAAGCCACCTTGGGTGAGTCTCCAGTGCCGACAGAATGAACAGGCAGATTGTTGCCGTTTGGGTCACTAACGTCGATATGGGCTCTGTATAGTTTTTGGCCTTTGAACACTTCGGGGTTCATGCCCATGCGGAAGTTTAAGAATGGCGGCATCCCATGTTTCACAGACGTTTCACACCTCTCTGATCAGGGTCCACTCGGACCAATTGCCAGTTAATGCGATGCGAACACCGTTCATCTCGCCTTCGAAGAATCCCTTAGTCCAGTAATAGCTGGTGACTGCAAGCTTCTGTCCGCTTAGTGGGCACTCAACCAGGAATGGCATCTCCACGCCAGATTGCCAGATCTCGAAGAGGCTCCCGAGTCTGGTTGGTTGATTTCGATGTGTCTTTACTACAGTCATTCTAGTCGCTTAAAATTAAAGTGCACAATTTGTACGATTTCGCTCATGTATAAAAATACATACCCCAATGGGGTTTAAAACAAAGTTGACATTGTTCTAAGCCCCGGTCAGTTAACGAATGCGGTATTCGTTAAGTGACCACTGTCCAAATTCAACTATTGATATTTGATTTTTGCGCACTCATCCCTCATCCGGTTCCTCGGGCGTCATCACTGATGCATCTCTCAACACCAACTCAGCGGTTGTTTCGAGCCAAACTTTAGCGCCACATGCCAATGGTTTCTCTGGCCTATAGATCAAATCGCTCTCCCCCTTAAATTCAACACCGAAGCATTTGTAATTTTCGTCTGAAGTTTTGATAGTGATAACAGGCAGTTCGTAATTATCGTTCTTCTTATTTGCCCGAATATTGTGCTGATTGACGTGTACCTTCTTGATTGATCCCGATTCGAGGGTGATCTCTCCGGAACCCTCTGCACCTGGGACGCCCCCACTGTCACCTGAGCCGCCTGAATCGGCTTCGGAGGCCCCAGGGTCATATTGTTCCCAATCGAACTTCAGGAGCTTCGTATAGCTATCCATCTCGGACTCTGAGAAGGGCATGGTCGAAATCATGTCATCCATGTCGAATTCTTCAGACACCCGAGCGAGTAGTGCGGCGAGCTTCAATGGATCCGCATCGAACTTGGTCTCGTTGGTTTCGGCGGCGATCCGCTCGGCATGGGCCTGTGTGATCTTGCCCATCATAAAGCAGACAGCGGTAGTCATCCCGATCGACTCCATCGCCTTCAACCTATGATTCCCATTGACAACCTCGAAAAAGCCTTTCTTGTCAGTGTCACGGACGATCAGGTTCTCGACCTGTTTGTTGCGCAGGAGATTTTTCTTCAGCTTCTCCATTTTTTCGAGCGACTTTTTGTCTTCAGCCTTCTTGTAGTTCCAATCGGCTTCGACCAAATTTTCTAGTGGGATCTCTTTGTAAAATTCTAGTGCAGATTTTTTCTTCGCCATCTCGGTTCCTTAGAGGCTGTTGTGTAAAGCTGTTGTAAAGGTGGAGCTGGCCCGAGATAGCTTCGGTAGTATTCCGGTTTTTACGTCCCGGACCAGCCTGGAGGATTGGAAATCATAACTCTACAAATGATTCCACCCTATTTATTCAAGTCTCGAATACGATTGGCGATGTCAGTGCCATGCTGTGCTGCACTCTTGCCAGAGTGAGCTGGATGCCTTGCTGCCAAGTCCGATGCCAAATTCAGTGTCTCTCGGGCCGATACTTTGGCCGCTTCCCTCATTCCAACTTGCATGTCTGCTTCAGTATAAATCTTGGGCTGTTCTTCCTCTTCACCCGCTGGCGGATCTTCTACCGTCTCAGTTGCTGCCGGTGGGTCTTCGACCGGTGGTGGTGCTGCACCTTCTGCCGCTGGATCTTCGGGCTTGTTGGTCTCATCTTCTGGTGCCGAAGTGCCGGCCGGATTTTCTTCGTTGCTCATTGAATTTCTCCTAGTGAATATTTGAGTGATTACATTCATTTTTTACTTTACCTCATCGAATTCAATCCCCCTTGCTTTCCACAGATCGGTCACATAGGTCGCCATCTTTTCGAACTCACGGACGTTGTGTCTCGATCGCGCCTTGTAACCCGAATCACCTTCTTTATCGAGCAGAGAAAAGTCGGCGAGTTTGGCGATCTCTCGATCCTTCGCCTGATACTTTTTCATCTTCCGAGTTTCCCAATTATAGACGGTTGCGTATTGCTCACCAGCGAGCCAGCTAGTCGAGTCGACCGAGTAGAATGGGAAGCGTTCGAGCCAATCTAGTTGAGTGACGCCGAATCCGTGGACCCTGACCTTGCGCCCATTCTTCCAATGCTTACCGATGGTTTGGAAGCATCGATCGAAGTGCTGCGTGGCCTGCTCGACCGATGTGGATCTCCCCGCGGTTCCGCCCAGGGCGATGTAGTCATATTTTTCACACATCTCCTCGAGTCGCGAATATGGTTCTCTCGGAATTGCGGAGTGAAACACAGGTAGCGGTGCGAAGCCCTTGGATTCCATATACTCCTGATTTGACTTAGTCCCTTTCCAATCGCCAATGACATCGAGCGCAGCGTAGACCGTGACTCGATCGGTGTTCGGTCGAAGGAAGTTCATGTACTTCTCAATATCGACTTGGCCACCTTGAGCCCATGCCGAGAATGCTCCGGAGTCGATGAACAAATTATCGAACCGACTCAACCGCTCCCAGTTATCTTCCAACCAAGTAGTCTTGTCGATGATATTGAAACATGAAAACAGAACGTTGCGACCGCCACCGTCGTAGATCTTATCGAGATGACCTGTGGTCTCACCACCTGCGAAGTAGAGTTTCATAGTGCTAGGTCCTCATGGCGGGAATTCAAGAATCCACTGATCCGACCTAGACACGCTCGGCACTCACCACATGGTTCATCGCCGCCTTTATAGCAAGACCAACTCAGCGCCATTGCTTTCAAACCGGACGGATATCGAGCACCGAATTCGATGGTCTCCTGCTTGCTTAGAAATTGAAGAGGAGCGTCGATTGAGATAGGTCTCCTGGGAGATACTGCTGTAGCCCGTACTGCATTATTTTCGATATTATATGCATCTGATCCGATTAGATCGATCGGGCTCTCCTGGGCTGGATTTGCGATCCTGAGAGCGTTCTCAATCGATCTCATAGCTGCATAGGTGCAATCAGCGAAAGGACGCTCGGCGATCTCTGAAACACCGATCACCAGATTGTCCGCGTCGATCGACCAAGCGTAGGCGGCAGCTAGTGACAGGAACACCATGTTTCGACCAGGTAAGAACGCCATGTCCTGCCCAGTGTCATCCTTCGCATCGACTTCGATGTCTGGTGATGTGATTGCGCTCTTACATAAACCGAGCGGCACCTGGACCACAGTCATTTGGAAGTTGAATATCGTAGCGATGTCATGGGCCGATTTATGCTCCTTGGAATGTTTCTGACCGTATTGAAAATGGATGGCGTGGACTTCATCATACTTTCGATGTGCGTACACGGCGCAAACTGCGCTATCCAATCCACCACTTAAAAGAATTACCGCCTTATTCATCCGTGTTGTGTCTCCGTTGCTCCGATAGTTACTGGAATGGGCACGTCTGAGATCGCTGGACCGAAGGCGTAGAATTCACCAGGCTCCAGGTCTCTCAATGCCCATGCTTCTTTTTTATTGATTTCCAATTCGTCTGCGGCTCGATTCACATCGATGTCCAGGTTGGTTCGACCGATCAGTTTGTTTAGGAGCTCCGCTGCGACGTCCTTATTAAATTTCGATAGTCGTTGAGTAGCTGCGATCAAACAGTAACCGCGCTTACGACCCCTGGTAGCGATCGATGCGACTGCTTCTCGGCATCCTGTTTTCTCCTTGCCGCGCTGGGGTGCAAACATATGGGCTTCGTCTAGGATGACCACTACATCTTGCCAGAGTTCTCGCTTGGCATTGATCATCGTGTTGAAGAAATCTCGGACGAAGTGCTTGCGGAATTCGAATCCCATTTCGAATAGGTCGACAACCATAGACTGATCGCCCTTCAGGAAGTCAATCGCGGACTGAGTTGTGTCCGAGATATCCTGCCCTTCCACATACAAGGTCGTCTTCGATCGGCATAGATTGACGAATTCACCCTCTGGATCCAACACCAAGAACTTGGTGCCCGATTCTTGAAGCTGCTCGGCCAACTTTCGAATCGTCCACGACTTGCCGCCGCCAGAGTTGGCTTGGATCAGCATCCTGGTTTTCATCAGTTCATTGAGATCGACTTTGCAGCCTTTGCCAAGGGTGGCTATCGAAGGTCGAGGTCGTACATTATCACGATTGCGGCTATCACCTTTTCCTGTTCCAATCTTGGCAGACCCTCCAGAGACTTGTAAATCGTCTCGAACGACTCTATCTTCTGACGGTCGTGACTCTTTTCCAGCACTACAGGTGGTGGTGGTAGTTTGTCCTTCGGTTGTTTTGCCATCGCCTAAATACTCCGTTAGTTTTATTTCAGTCTCTCGCGCCATATCTCGAATGCCTATCAGCTCCTTGCGATCACAGTGCTTCAATGACATGCGTTTGCGAATGTAGTTGCGAATGTATTTCATCCATTTGAGACAAAGACCGGCGTGGTGATCAGATCCACATCGTTTTTTCTCTCGATCGTAGACCTCGGCAACTTCTTTCGGGGTGGACTTCTTGCCCTTGGTTTCATTAAGTGTTCGACGAGCCGCCCCGTAGTCCCGCTCATCGTAAGTACCAGGGGGCAACTTGTCGATGACGTCTCTTTTGATTCGGACATAATGGTGCAAGGTTTTATAAGCGATGCCAGTTTCTCGGCTAAAATCTGCGAGGGTTCTAATCCCTTTGTACTCGGACCAGTGTCCACCACCACCATGATCAACTTGGCAAATTGACAGCGCAAGTTCTGCAAGCTCGACACGAGATCGGTTAATTGAGAGATGCAACTCTCTGGCACGTGCAGTACAACGATTCCATTCTTTGTCATAGTCGGAAGCTCTCCCCAGAGGCCGCGACTTCAGATTCCGTTCGCGCTTGGGTTCAAAGTAGGCAAGTGGATCGGTCGCGACAGTAGGCGTTTCAGTAGTGTGTTTGTGTAATGTGTTTCGAGTCTCGGCGGGTTGGCGACCTTGGACGTTCCGAGCCATGTTCCTGGGAATGCCTCTGCACTTCAGATAGACCGTTGACTTCGTCACGCAATACTTCTCGGCGATCTCTGTAGCCGACATCATTGATTCTTGCCAGTCGTGGATCATCTCGAAGTAATCAGCTTTCGGTTTCGGACCTTTCTTGGTTGGTTTGAAATCTGGATCGTTAGAAGGGCCGAGTGTATTCAGCTCAATCTCAGTGAGATCTCCACCATGCATTGGCTTATAGGTAGTCGTTTTGCACTTAGGTCCAGATGGTTCGGGCTTAGCAGGCTTCGTCTCGTGTGGTGCTGGTATACCATCATCAATTCGTTTCTGGCAGGTGACAGTCATCACTTGTTTAGAGATAGGCATCACTGAGAACTTCATGCCGCAACCGCATTCGCAAGTTCGCTCCTCCAGGACAATTTTTATGCCAGCGATGTCAACTACATTCGATTGCATTACCGTCCGATCAGTTGCAAGAATTCATTCCTGACTTGTGACTCTTCGAATGCGCCTCTGATAGCACTGGTGATCATAGTCGAGTTCTGTTTCCCGACTCCGCGCATGGTCATGCACATGTGCTGCGCTTCGATCACGACCATGACGCCCTTGGGTTGCAGGTGCTCTCCGATACAGTCTGCAATTTGGCCAGTCAGCTTCTCCTGAATCTGCAACCGTCGGGCGAAACAATCAACTAGCCGAGCTATCTTCGATAGACCGACTACTCGCTTCTTAGGAATATAAGCCACGTGAGCACGTCCATGAAATGGAAGCATGTGGTGCTCGCACATCGAATAGAGTTCGATATTTTTGACCGTAACCATCTGATCATAGCCTTCTCCTTCGAAAGTTTTGGATAGTATTTTCTTCGGGTCCTGGTGGTAGCCGCCATAGAACTCGCGCCAAGATTTGATCACACGGTGAGGTGTCTCCTTTAATCCTTCTCGTTTGGGATCCTCACCCATCGCAGTCAACATATCTTCGATGATGTCCTGGCCGTCGATGTGCTCTTTGACTCTGTCGTTCTGACTCATCTCCACTCCGCGAATTTGTGCGTCTGCAATGAAACTCTCCACCAGGGGTGCAGCTTGATGTAGTCCTCGATCTCGATCAGCGATTCCTTGAAGCGACCGAACTCTGGTGAAAGGGATAGCACGTAGTGGCCACGTTTTGTCGCGCTGTTGTGACGAGAGAGAACAGACCACCGAAAGCCTTCTTCGATAACGTATTTGTATTCGCTGACGAACGGCTTGATTGAATCGTGGATGAAAAACTCTTCCCCTTTAGCTTGGGGTGCATCCTTGCTGTATTTCTTCGGCGAGCAAGTGATCCAATCAACTAGACCTGTATCGAATGGAACTGTGCCGTTAGTTTCGACTGCGATCTCGAAACCGCGCATCTTTAGGAGCTCGCATACACGCTTGAATTGTTTGTTGAGTGTCGGTTCGCCGCCTGTGATTACTGCAAACTTGCACTTCTCATTGTCCAGCGCATTCAGGAACTGATCCTCGCTCCATTTTACGTGAGATTCGAACTCTGTGTCGCA